CATATATTATGAGCGCAACCAGATGATGCAGGATTACATGATACTGCGCAAGGATGTGCCAAGGGCAGAAACAGGAGTGGATGATAAGGTCATCCAGAACTTTAAGCAGAAAATGGACGAGCGAAGGGTGGAGGCAGGACGCCACCGGAGCACGGTAGGAGTTTTGTCGGGCCTGTGCAGCGTCCTGGCTGTGACGGTACTGGCAGGCGGCGTGGCCATGTTTAACAATTATCAGAAAATGCACCAGATGGAAAGCGTGATTGCGTCCGTGGTGCCGGAAGGAAATATAAAGGACGGCCTGATGGCGTTTACAGGTAAGGGCGGAACAGAAAATCCTTCCGGAAAGGGCTGGTCCGCTGCGGACGAGCCTGATTATGTGATTGAGGAGGCATCGGGAAAGGTATATCCCACTACGGCCCCGTCACCGGAGAACGGAGATGAGAAGCCCTCCAGGGTGACACCGGAAACGCTGGCACCGTCAAATAGCGGCCAGACAGGCGGGACAGGCCATGGAAGCGGCCAGACGGCGGCACCGGGCCAGGAAAGCGGCCAAACAGCACCGGACCATGGAAGCGGCCAGACGGCGGCACCGGGTCAGGGAAGCGGCCAGACGGCGGCACCAGGCCAGGAAAGCGGCCAGACGGC